ATTGATAGGCGGCCGAGAAATCGAAGTATCTGCTAAAGCATCAGTAAAAGTCCACTTAATCAAAAGCATTATCAGCCAAGGCTGCCTAGAAGTCCTCGCCAACTTAGACTTGGCTGGCGCATATAAATAAACCAAACATTCCTTGAGTATACTTATAGGATGATACCTTCTAATTAACGTTTGGATCTCGCGGAACCCCTCATCAAAACTATCCATTTTTTCGCGTACCCCACCCCATAACACACCATATGCACGATAAAAATTTCAACCCCAAATCTACACCCAATTGGGCACTTAGGTTTTTTTATTTTTTGTGATCTACATGAAGCTCAAGACCGATGGCTCAGCCATCCATCGGCCGGCTTTAAAGCGAAGCAGTTCATGCTCCCGCAAGGGCCTTTACCGCGCTAAGCGACCGCACGAAATTCACTTACCGCACAATCTATCCACGCCGCGCCTGCTCTCACCAACTCGCGCGCTTTGCCTTCACTGATTCCGTAGTGTTTGCCCACTCGGACCATAGGCCATTTGGCTCCAAAGTACAGCCATACTACATCCCCCATCTGTTGATCTCGATGAGCGAGCCTTGCCACGGCATTGTCGATAGTTATCGCCCAATCGTCTGTAATGCAGTAGTTCTTGCTAGCTGAAACTTGCGGCATTACCTGACGCATCAGTGCAAAGGTCGGCGACGTGTAGATGGGTACGCCAGCCCCATCCATCCGCCACCAACCCCATTGTTCCAGTAAGTACTCGGTTTCCCCCAATGGACGGCCTGCTGGTTTACGAATCATCATGCTCTCAATCCCCTGTGTAGTTTGTGCCGCCCGCCCCCAGGCGGTTTTTTTTATGATTTTGGCTCTGTAACCCGTCCATCTGGTTTGGGCTTTTCAGAGCCAAAATTTCACGTTGCGCGTGCTGCAATTTGAAACTCAATTGGGTCACCAACTCGTCGGAAGAAAGCACCAACCTGCTGCCCCTAACAACCCAACCTGAACCGTTGCATTCAGTGCAAACCAGCTCATAAAACAGCCCTTTCACTACCGCTTTCCCCTCACAGATCGAGCAAGGCTCCAGCTCGATCCGTTCGCGCTTAAAGCCAGGCACTCGTCCCTTCTGCATGATTTAAAACCTCGCCCTTAACAAATTGCGGAAGTGTCTCGCAGGCCGCGCCATTCATAGCGTCTACGACGTTTTGCGAATCTTCATATCTAGCGCCTGTCTGCGCATGGATCGCCTTGAAGCCACGCTCATCTAACCAGTTGTGCCACTTCACCAGCGCCAGCCGTCGCTGCTCCTTGGCCTGGGTGTTGATGTAGGTCGAAGCGATCTTGCCCAAGGAGTGGTTCAACAGCATCTCGCCGATGTGACCGTCGACGCCGAGGTCAGTCCAGGCGGTACGCGCCACCTTGCGCAGGTCGTGACTGGTCCACGCGCCCTGCCCCAATCGGGTGAACACGGCACTGGCCTGGTTATCGCTCAATGGCTTCCCTCGGCGGGACGGGAACAGGAACGGCCCCTCATACCCGTGGGCGGCCTGCCGGTCCCGGTAACGACGCAGCAACGCGCAGACCTGGTCGGTCAGTGGCACCCGCAATTCGGTCTTGCTCTTGGTGTGTTCGGCCGGCAGGAACCACTCACGCTCAGGCAGCGCAATGTCGGCCCAGCGCGCCTGACGGGTTTCGCCAATGCGGGTGCCGTGGCACAGCATCATCAGGGCGAGCATGGCGTCAGCCGGCGCAGTCTCGAAACGCTCGGTCAGTTGCTCCACCAGCTCGGGCACCTGGACATCGCGCAGACGGGCAGGCTTGGGCAGGATGCGCGCCGTCGTGAAATTGATGAACTTGAGCTCGGCCATCGGGTTGGTTGGAATCAGATCGAGCTTACGCGCCTGACGAAAGGCCACCGCGAGCAGTCGGTACAACTGCTGGACGTACGACAGCGACAACTCGGCCTGAGCCGGCCACATCAGCAGCTGGTCGAGGGTCTGAGCATTGACGTCGCGGATCAGCAGATCCCCCAGGCGTGGCTTGAGCTGGCAACTGATGGCCGACTTGCCGGCGGAACGGCGCTTAGTGGACAGGGCGCGCGAGCGCGCCATGCGATCGCCAAACCAGTCCAGCAGCTCGCCGACGGTTACCCAACCCGATACGCTGGCGGCCCCATCGGCGGCCACCCGCAAACGCACGGCCGGTAACGCCGCGACCACCTGCTTGGTATTCAGGTCGGGAAATCCGCCGATGCGGTGCCACTGGCGTTTGTTCAACAAGTACCAGGAGCCGCGCGTGCGATTCTTCGCATACCGGAAATGCAACGCGGGGTGGCTGGCATCACGCAGATCACGCACATGCTCGAGCCTGGCATTGCGTTGAATTTCGGCATCCGACAGCTTCACGGTCAGGGTTTTAATCAGGGCGCTCAAGCGGTCGCCTCCGGCTGGGCGAGACGGTCCACCACCTCAAACGTGGAAGGCCACATCCACGCACCATAACGCTTGGCCATGGCCTCGTCGGCGAACAGGGCCAAGGCATGGTCCGGTGTGCTACCCAACTCCATCTTGAAAGAGCAGCAGAACACCGCGAAGCGGTAGGTGGCCGGATTGGGAACAGCGAGTCGCTGAGAGTCCATCAGAACGATTCCTTTTTTCGGTAACGGTTGGCCAGGCTGGTGACTTTCTCTGGCTGCTCGACAGCCTCTGGCTTCCACCCGGCAGCAAGGTTTTCAAAGCGGTTGTACTGCCCAAGAAACGCCGTGCGGACAGCGCCCATCTCGATGTCGCGGCCCTTGCCGATGATGATTTCGGCAATGCCCTTGGCCTCGGTGTTTTCGTGATAGACCTCGTCGCGGTACACGAACAGGATCACGTCGGCGTCTTGCTCGATAGCGCCTGACTCCCTCAAGTCGGAGGGGATGGGTCGCTTGTTGGGACGCTCTTCGCATTTACGGGAGAGCTGGCTCAGCAATACGACGGGGATGCCCAGCTCCTTAGCGAGCAGCTTGCAGCCACGACTGATGCTGCTGACCTCTTCGGTGCGGTTGCCGCCCTCGCCTTCCAGCAATTGCAGGTAGTCGATCATCAGCAGGTCCAGGCCGTAGCGCATCTTGTGACGGCGGGCCAGCGAGCGGATGCGACCAATCGACGAGCCGGCGCGGTCGGCGATGTACAGCGGCGCGCGGCGCAGCACACCGGCTGCTGCGGCGAGTTCAGTGCCGTGGGTCTCGCACGCGGTACCGTTTTTCACCAGCGTAAGCGGAATGCGCCCCTCGGAAGCCACGGCCCGGTCCAGCAGCTGGCCCTTGTTCATTTCACAACTGATGACGAGTGCCGACTTGCTCTGGCGCACGGCGGCGTCGATGACAAAGCCCATGGCAAGCGTGGTCTTGCCCATCGCGGGGCGGCCCGCAACGATGTACAGGTGATCCGGCTGCAGGCCACCCAGCTTTTCGTCCAGGTCTTTCAGCCCGGTCGATAGGCCAATCAGCGTTTCTCCGCGGGTATGCCGATCATGGCGCTCCTGCCAAACCTCCAGCTGGTCAACCAGTACGTCACCCACTTTGACAATATCGTCATCACCCGAACCACAATCAATCGCCATGGCCGCCGCTTGGACCGCAGCGATCTTCGCCTGCGTATCCTCGGTACCCTGGGAGATTTCCATCGCCTGGCTGCCAAGGTCGTAGAGCGCCCGGTCAATGGCCCGCTCGCGAACGATCTGGGCGTACGTCCGAGCGTTAGCGATACTTGGCGTGTTTTTGACGATCTCGGCGCAATAGGCAAATGCCGGGCTCCCGTCATCCATCGAGCCGATGTGATTCCCGACAGTCAGGAAATCCACTGCCTGACCAGACGAACGAATGGCGATGATGCTGCGGTACACCTCGGCATTTGCAGGGAAGTAAAACGCCTCGGCGGACAAGTCTTCGGAAAGAGTATCGATCAGGTCTGGACGCTGCATCATGGCGCCCAGCAGGCTGTGTTCGGCCTCCGCGCTGTGAGGGTCACGCATGGTAGTTACCCTCCACGACCTTGACGAAGTTGCTCGGCGCAATCAGCCAGTCGAAGTTGCAACGGAAGGGGTTGCCCCCAGAAGCGGACACCTCCCCCATCAGGAACTTGCTCGAGCGCACCAGTGCGAAGTACTCAGCCCAGAATTGGAGATCCTGGTGTACTTCGCTTTCGTTCCAGCGGGCACCGATTTTGGCAATCCGATCCTTGGTCAACATCACGACTCGAGGAAACTCTGGGATCGTCTTGTTGAACAAATCGACGATTGCCTGGGTTGGGCACTTCGGCTTCGAAATCTTCGATGGCTGATCATCGCCAGCAAGAGGTGACGGTTCACTTGACGGTTCTATTACGGTTCTGGGTGCGGCTGCTGCGGGGGTTTCTGTCGTGAGCTGCGGGGGTGATGGTGCATCTGCTGCGGGGTGCGCCCCATGCGGGGGTGCATATGCTGCCGGGGTCAAGGTGTACATCGTCGAGCGTCCCATCCGTTCGCGGACAGTCAGCAGACCAACCTGACACAGCCACCTGATGGCCGTTTGAACGGTCCTTTCAGCAAGGCAAGTGCGTTCTGAAATTCGGGCAACCGATGGCCAGCAAACGCCCTCGTCGTTTGCGTTATCCGCCAACGAAATCAGCACAGCCTTTTGTGGCCCGCTCATGCCCTGGAGCGGCCAGCACAAGCTCATGATGATGGTGCTCACAGCTGATCTCCAGTTTCGGATTCAACCGTGACGCCGCGTCGTGACACGTTTGGCGAATGCTCGAAAAGTGTCGCGACACGGCGAGTATTGCCTGGAGTAGCGATCGTGATCATAATGGTCCCTCAAGTGTTTGTGTTGTGAAGAAGCCGGTCTAGCCACCGGCTTTTTTGTGGGTGCAATTTGAGTACTGGTTAAATTCACAGCTAATCTGATGTTCTGCCGGTGCCGCCCTATTCCCGCGATACTTGCTTCAACAGCTCGATCGGGGACGAACCCATGCGTGGCGTGGTTAAGGCGGCTGATTTACGAGCCGCTTAGGGGCGGGAGCAAAGCTCGCGAGCCGTGATTTGCCCAGCTGTTAGCTCTTCTGCCTTGAAGGCCTTTTCGGCACTCATCAGGTGAATACCAGACACCCAGTACGAAACCGCAGCCTGAGATAC